TTTGCGTTGCGCGGTGTCCACAAGCGATGTGTCAAACGTATTCGGATTGAGCTCCAGTGCTTTTTTCAGGTTGGTGTAAGCCTGAGACGTCTGCGCCAGCAAATCCTCTGTGTCGATCTTGAGCTTCAGTTCCGGCGCGGTCAGCTTTGTGGATTGCTCTTTAGTTAATTCAAACTTCTGCTGACTCAAGGCTTGATTTGCCTGAGCGTTGGTTATTCCAGCCAATGCCGCCTGAATCTGAGTCATCTGCCGTTCGACGTTCATCTCAGCGATTTTTTCGACGCGCTTTTGGAATTCCGGTGTTCCGGGAACAAAGCCCTCATCCTTGGCTTGCTTGCCAGCAGAAGATTCTGGCTGGCCGGATTTCACGTAGTCTTTGATCAGCTCGGTGGCAATCGTGCGCTTGTCCTTCATGCCCTCAGTGGAAAGCTGACGCAAGGTAGCCAGGTCTTCTTTTGCCCCGGTCATGCGCAGCTTTTGAGCCTCAAGGCCCAACTGCAAACGGCGGTCGCGTGTCTCTTTATCGGAGGCGCGGCGCTCTTCCAGCATCTTGGACGCAGCGCCACCGGCCGTACCAAGCGACTCCATGAAGTTTCCGGTCTTGGTTGGAGCACCAAACGCAGCGGCCAGGCGGAAATACATCTCCGCCTTGCTTGGGCCAGACTCTCTGGGAGCTTTCATGGCCTCTTGCAGCAGATTGTTGAAAGCCTCGGACTCGCGGGTCATCGTGGCTCGCGCTGCTTTCAGGTCAGCGCTGTAGTCGTCGCCTTGTGGAAAATACTTACCCAGCATGGCCATGAGCGCCTGGTTGCGGTCGCCAGCAGGCATTCCGGGAGCAGCGGCAGGAGCTGCAGCGGCAGGAGCGGGCTGTGCCATGGCGACAGGCTGCTCCATCCGGACGGACATGGGCAGGCCCATCTCATCCGTCATTTCATAGCCTGCTGCAAGATCGTAAATTGATGCCATTTTTTTCTCCTGCGATTAAGTTCCGCCAATCAGCTTATTCAAACCGGCTGTTGCTGCAAATCCGGTGGCCAGCTGCTGCAGCGGAGAAGGTGCAAACGTCGCCCCTGTTGTTTGACCGGACTGCGTTTGCACAGACGCCACGTTTGGAGCCATGCCGCGCACTTGCGTGCTGAGCCAGTCCAGCTGAGATTTCGGGTAATTTTTCATGATCAAATCTTGCTGGTACTTTGCATCCGCCTCGCGCTGCGCTTGTTGCTGACGCGCCAGTCCCACGGCATCCAAAGCGGCAACATCAGTCGCACGCATCTGTTGTCCCTGCTGGGCCATGGCCGCCATTTGCGACAAAGCGGACTGCTGGCGCTGCAAATCGGCTTGCGTGATCTGGCCCGCCTGAGCCCCAATGTTTGCAAGCAGTTGCTGCTGCTGACCTGTGAGGGCTCCGGTTTGCTGAGCCGCCTGCAATAAGGCTGACTGCTGCTGCTGGGTCAAAGCCCCCAATTGGGTGCCAATCTGACCGACCTGGCCAGCGCCAGACAAGCGCTGGGAAATCTCCTGCTGCTCGGCGGCCGACAAGGCCTGACCGCCAGAAAGCAAAGCCTGCTGCTGAGCTTGGGTGAGCTGGCCAAGTTGAGCGCCCACCTGACCCAAACCTTGAGCGCGGGCCATTTCCTGCTGGATGGCTTGCTGCTGGGCGGAACTGAGCGCCTGGCCGCCAGACAGAATAGCCTGCTGCTGGGCTGTGCCGAGGCTGCCAGCGGTCGATGCCAACTGAGCCTGCCTTGCGGCATCCTGTTGAGCTGCGGACAAGGCCTGCCCAAAGCCTGCTTGCAAAGCCTGCGACTGTTGGCCAAGAATCGACTCTTGCGTGTCCCGCAAAGCCCGTCTGCCAAACTCGCCCATGCGCGTGCCGCCAAACTGGCCAGCACGAATGAATGAATCAGAAACCGCTGGCAGCAAGTTTTCCTGCAGGTTTCGAGCGCCCATCTTGGCGATCTGATTTGTCACGGACTCCGTGTAGGGGTTCATGAACTGGCTGATGTTTTGCGCACCGCTTTGGGCGGCTTGCTGCATGTAAGGTGCAGCTGCAGTCAGGCCGGAGCCTTGTAGGCTGGCCTGCACGTAGGGAGACAACGTGCGCGCCCCAGCTGATGTGTCAACACCGCCAAGAGCTGCGGCCTGCTGGTTCAGATACGGCGAAGCAGCGCCGACACCGCTGGTTTGCATGGCCGCTTGCACATACGGCGACAAAGCGTTTCCGGCGGCGTTGTAGTCAATCGCGCCAAGTTGGCCAGCTTGCTGGTTTAAAAACGGCTGAGCCGCACCAACACCGCTTGTGCCCACGGCTTGCGTCATCAATGGCTGAGCCGCAGACAGTGGGCTCATGTTTGCCGCTTGGCTCAAGTAAGGCGATGCGGCGGCCATTCCGCCAGGGCCTGTGCTCAAGGCCTGCATGCCAGTCTGCGCTTGGTTGAACGCAGGCTCAAACAAGCCTTGGTTCCTTCTTACGGCGGCATAAGCATCAAGCTGCTCTTGTTGCGCCGGAGCCACCAGCGTGCCTGCGTAAGGCGTGAACGGCGTCTTGGCAACGTTGGTCGCTTGATAGATCTGGTTGTAGATCGCGTCCTGCAACCACTTTGGCGTCTCTGTGGTGCTGGTGACGTAGGACGTCGCCTTTTGGGGTTCCCCTTGAAACAAGCTCATATTAAGCGCCTTTCAAATATGCCAACGGCGATTTGGCGTTCGCGCTGAACTTGCCCCGGGCCATCGATTTGCCTTTGTGTTGACGGATTTTAGACCGCATCTGGTCCAGACGGCGAGCGCCCGCGTTGGTCGAGCCGTCGCCGATCAAAGCCACAGTCTCAGCGTCCATCACGTACTCGCCATCTGAGAGCTTGGCGTCGATTGAGTCAGACCGACCCGTGCCGCCACCAGATGCCAAATAAGCCACGCGATTCAATGCGCCGCCACGGGCCAGTTTTGGTTTTTCCTCTTCTTCTGGCTTGTCAAACGCTCCGCCGCCAACCTTGTCCCAGTTTAGGGCGATGTAGTTGCCAATAGGGATGCCTTCCATTTTTGCGGCAGCGTCCAGCATGTCCCAGTTCCACGTGCGCAATGGGCGGCTGAAATACTCTCGCTGTTCCGGCGACATGGTGCTGACCACCTGTTGGATTTCTTCTGGCGTCTGCGCGCCGCTGAACATTGACAGCAACGGCAGCATGGCCGCAGCGTTGCCCACGCTGAAACCTTTGTTGGCCGGAGCGGTTTGCTTTGCTGCGGGCTGTGTGGATGCCTGAATGGCAGACAAAGGTGACTGGACGGTGTTAACCCCCTGATTGGGGCCGATCTCGTAAGCCTTGACGTTGCGCATCTCCCCCAACTCTGGGTCCCAAACCTTACTGTCTGTTGTCATGGGCCTTGGCTGAGTGGGGGCACCAGGAATCTCGCTTTGATTCACAAAACGATAACCTTGTTGCTCCGGGTCCCAAATCTGCGTGTTTTCATTAACACCCTTACGCATGCTTTCGAGAGCCACATCCGATGGAGCGGCATAAGCTGCTGCCAAACCAGACAGAGCGCCTTGAGCCAAAGCGTCCTGCGGCGTTGCGCCCATGGTTAGCGCGTTGCCAAACTGCTGGCCCGCTGTCTGCAATCCAGCACCAACTTTCCCGCCAATACCACTGGCCGCGCCGCCAAGCGTGCTGCCAAGGTAACCGCCTGTTGCACCTTGCAAAGCGCCAGCGCCAAAACCTTGACCAGAGATCGCGCCCTGAGCGCCGCCAATCAGCGAACTGCCGATCACGTTTTGCGCTGTTTTGCCCAGCGCCATTCCTGTTGCATCACTGACCGCACCACCCAAAGCGCCGCCAGCGCCAGCGCCAAGAGCGCCGCCCAGGGCACCCTGAAGCACGTTTCCGCCAGCCGCAGCAGAGGACAGTCCACCAATGGCTGCGCTACCAAGGATCCCAGCGCCAAGAGATTTAGCGGCCAACGCGCCGCCAGACAAGGCCGATCCAATTGCACCGCCCAGTCCAGGAGCCACAAAATTTAAAACAACTGGTAAAACAGGAGCGATCTTTTGAAAGACCTTTTTCAATCTCCGACGCAGGCTGTATTCGGGCATGTCGGTGTAGGGGTTCATTCCTCCCGAACCACCGTAAGCCTGCAGCAAGCGGCCTTCAAACGGAGTGATGTGCGCCAACTCCGAGTCGCCGCGACGACCCATTTGCGCAATCTTGTTTAAGCCGCCACGGGCAAAGCCTGGACCGCCATCGGCCATTTGTTGCTGCACAACCTTAAGGGCCAACAAAACAACAGTGAGCATTTCTGCGTTGAATTGATCAGGCAGGTCCTCGGCATCGAGCAGCTCACCCTGAACAACGGTTTGACGGAACTCGTCATAGGAATCCGGGTTCTGCAACACAAACTCGATCATCCGAATGATCTGTTCGACCGACTCGCGATCAATATCCGGGTCTTGCAGCAACTCTTGCACGGCCATTTGGACCGATTGCATGATTTCTGGGTTGCCTTGAATGCCGTTCAAAATGTCTTGATTCATGATAGTGCTCCAACAAGCCTTTCAGCCCATTCTCTCCAGTCGGTAAATCCGTAAGGAATCGGCAAGTTACGGCCGATTGTTGTGTTGTTCAAAAACTGCATGCCCCAATCTTGCCAGCGATCTGGGTCGTCAAGACGACCGAAAGCTCCAAAAGAATCCAAGTCCCAAATGACCTGAGACGCCCAGTCGAGCAGCTCCAAGTTGGCAGGACGTGTGATGATCATCCCAGCACCGTCTTGTCGCCAGATTCGATGTGCGCAATGATCTGGCCCATCTGGTAGTCACCGTACAAAGCGTTGGACTCAAAGCGAGCACGCAACTCACGGCGCTGCTCTTTGAGCATGACGATCTGCTCGAACGGCTGGTTGGCCTGCTCGGGAAACGTGAAGATTGAGCTGATAACCTCGGGCGCACGCGCATTGGCCCGGCCCGTGATTTGCACGGTCATGGGGCCTTTTTGCACAAAGTCCGGCTCGATGGTGCTGATGCGCAAATAGCTGTCCTGTCCTTGCACGATTGAGGACAGGTCGGCGGTCTCAAAGTATGACTGGATGGGCGCGGCCAGAGTGCCGTCGATCTCGTCCACACCCTGCTCATGCACCCAAGTGCGGTAGCCGCTAAGTGTTGGCACGGCGTCCACCAGGATGGGGGCCATGAAGGCGTTGTTGTAGCCACCGGCCGAGCGGCCCGATGCGGGCAAAGCAGTGTCGTACCAAGTGTTCTCGCGCACGTTGTAGATCACAGCGTGCGTGCATTCGGTGGCATCGCCCTTGGGGTAAGCCCACCAGATTTCACCAAAGCGCGGGACCTTCCAAGCAAACACCTTGCTGTGCTGCTGGGGGTTCAGGCCTTCGAGGAAGTAGTTGATGTTCATCTGGTTTGGCACGTCGCGCACCACGCCGTTGAACATGAAAAACCGATCAACGCCAGCCCAGTAAAAAACGCCGTCGTAGTCCACCACCGAGTCTGCGGACATGATCGATGTATCGGTGGCCACAGTATCAAACTGAAAAACAGTGGCCCCGCCAGTGAAAGTTGCTCGGATTACAGCGTCATAAGCCCAAAACAGCCCGGCAGGTGCTGATCCGGAGCCTGCGCGAAGGGGCATGCCTTTGATGATTTTTTGGCCCCAAACCCGAGCAACGCCGGAGCCAGAGCCTGTTAAGTCCGTTGGCTCACCGGGCACTGACCAACCAATGATGCCAGCCGTGCCATAGTAGAAAGTGTAGGGGTGCAGCGCCACGATGCCACCCGTGGCGTTTGCGCCCGCAGGAAGCTGCACGCTCATCAAGGGAGCGGTGCCGAGAATGTCGCCGTAAAAAATCTGTCCGCCAACATCGTTACAGATGCAGTTTCCATTTGGAGCCACGTGTGCCAGCAGAGCGTTGTAGGTGGTCGAGCTGTCGTAGATCGACTGAAACATCCAGCGGTTCGCGCTCGATGCCACCAACGCATCTGAGCCGCCCGCCATGTCGGTGTCCGTGGCCGTGATCGTTGTTGTTGTGGCCGTGACCACAAACCCGTTGGTAGCCATGCCAGTCGTCACCGCCGTGATGGTGATGATCGGCCCAACAGCGACCGCCGTGTAATCAGGGCTGGATGTGTGCAGGTTGATGTTTGTCGCCACAGCCGTTGCCGTGGTGGCCAGGTCGGTGGCAAAGGACACAGCGCCCGACATGATCTGCACGCCGTTCACCGTGATGCCATTCACAGCGCCGGAAGCGCCGCCAGTCAGCGTCACCGTTCCCTTGGCCGCAATGTTCACAGGGGTGCGGTTGGAGATCAGGCTGGCGTTCTTGCTGGCATCAATCGTGAAGCGCTCCAGTGTGCCGGGACCGCCACTGTGGCAATACTGCAACAGTTGCTGCGTGAAGCTCATGAAGCCACGCGAAATCTCGGTCAGGTATTTGGAGATTGATCGGTACCCGCCGATCTTGCGCGGCAGGCCACGCTGAAAGCGAACCCACTGTCCGTCGACGTAGAAGTCGCCTTCGAACTTGGTGCCGTCGCGTTTGATGCCCGGCTGAGAGCGCAGGATCTGAGTTGGCATCAGAATGTCCCGCCCACCACGACGCCGGAGGGGGCAACGCCCAAAGCAGCGTAAGCCGCAGGGCCGTCTGCGGCTGTAAAGACTGCGTCGCCAACAGCCGTGCCACCCAGGTTAATTCGAGCGGCTGCCGCCGTCGTTGCGCCTGTACCGCCATCAGATACCTGAATTGGAACGGCAATACCCCCTGTGTCCGCGTTGACCACATTGGTGCCATCGCAGTACAGGATCGAGCGGGAGCCAGAAGCCACCAGCACACCAGAGCCAGCCGCCGTCCTAATGGTGAAGTTGAAAGCCCCGGTGGTCTGGTTGTTCACCCAATACTGCTGCACCGTGGCGGGAACGATGATCGTGCGGTTGCCCGTCAGTGTGCCTGTGAAAGCGTAGGCGATGCGGTTCAGCTCCGTGCCGGTCAGCGTGTAATTGCCAGAGCCCGCCACGTTGATCGAGGTGTAGTCGAAGGCAAATGTTGCCGACTGGCCAAAACCAATGGTGAAATAAGTCGTGCCTTCCGAGACGATGATGGCCGACTCGCCAGGCTGAAAAGAAAGCGTCGGAGCGCCGTCAATCAGGATGGTGCCGCTCGGGTCAGCCACGATGGCACCCGCGCCTTGGTTGCGCAGGTAGCAAAACCAATTCTCACCCACCGTGGAGGGGGCTGGAAGGGTCAGCGTGCCGCCAGCGCCAGTCCAGACAAACATCCTGGCTCGGTCTTGCACACCGGCGGTGTAGTTGCTGTTGAACTCCGTAACCGGAACCGACTGGGCCAGCAGCGTGCCCGTGGCCACGATACCGTTGCCAGCGAGCGAGGAGGCGTTCACCTGCGAGGTCGATGCGCCGTACTGGAGCGCAACCCAAGTGCCTGCGGCCGTGGTGTTGTTCGTGAGGTAAATCTGCCACAACGTGCCCGAGGCCACAGTGACCACTTGCACGCCGTCGTCGCGCTCAACCGTGAAAGTGTGAGCGCCCTTGTTGTTGAACAAGATTGTCTGGCCGGTACCGGTCTTGTTTGCCGGGGGCAGCGTGATCGTCAAACCAGCGGTTGCCGGAGTGACGTCCATGATCTTGGTGGCCAGGTTCTGGCTGGTCGATGTCTCATCGGGCCAGCTCAGCGTAATGTCGGCAACCAGTGCTGTGGAGCTGTAATCTATCTCGCTGGGGTAAATATTCGCCCCACCGAAAACGTCGGTGTATGTGGTCATGCTTCAGTCCTTTGGGCGCTGCGGTCCATGATTTTCTTGAGGTCCTCACCGTTGAGCGCTTGTGCGGCTCGGTCGTACATGGCCTGCCATGTCTGAATCCGCTCATCCTTCTTCAAGAACGGAGCGGCCTCAAGCAGCGTGGCATACAGCAGCAAATCGGGAGCGTACTCGGTCAGCCAGTTGGTTTGGAAGTCATCGCCCAGGAAGCGCGGCTGCTCGTAGTACAAAACCTCCAGCGTGCTTGCAGCCGACGGCGTGGGAGCAAGCAACCAGTGGTTGTAATCGTAGTCGGCGTAAAACTGCGGAGCGGCTGTTTCAGCCTCATCGGGCCAGTACGAGCGGCAATACTCATAGGCACGGGCGAAAATCGGCTGGCCGTTGACCGTCATGCTGATCGTGTCGCGCCAGCGGTCGGGCTTGCGGTAGGTGGCCACGCCAATTTGCAGAGGGGTCTGGACGGCGCGGATGAAGCCTTGAATCTTCAGCTCACGCGAAATGCGGCGTTCGCCCAGCGTGATCAGGCGAGGGAGCTGCTCATAGACGATCTGGTCGCTCTCAGCGGTAAAACCCCGCTCAAGATAGCGGCGCACATCTTCCAGCAGGCTGCTGTACGTCATCGTGTACATTGGGACTCCATTTTTGTTGAAGCCGCTGGTGCAGTCGGCGCTGTTGCGGAATTATAGGCTTGAGTGCGCATTTATGGAAACACCCGCCTCTCTCATGCGCCCTCGAAAGACCGGATGCAAGCGTTGTAGCGCTTTTTGCGGTCCTCGATGCCAATCAAGCCACCATTGATCTTTTTGGTCAAACCCTCGATATCCCCGGCGTCTGCAAACTTGTTGCAGTTGTTTGTGGACCAAAACCAAGCGGCCGAGCGGGCGGCGTAAATCGGCTCCAGCAAAAGGTCCGGGTTTGCCACCAAGTCCACGCCCAGCCCAGCGCTGCAGGCGCGGTGATTGTCCTTGCCGGTGAGCTGCTTCAGACCCCTGCCCCGGTACAGCCACCCCTCGCCAGACTCGGTCGGGCCGTTGCCCATGCGGCCAGAATAGACCACGTTGGCGATCATCTCCGGCTTGCGGTGCAGGGCAAGGGCGAACTTGTTAGGCTGGTTCTTGCCGTCCTTCTTGGCTGGCTTGCCGTCGGGACCAAGAACCGCGAACCGCTTGGGCCAGATGCCTGCCATGCCGTCGGCGCTGTAGTTCAGGTTCTCCTGCAGGCGCTCAAAGCCGCCCGACTCGTGAGCGCACTGGGACAGGAAGCCAGCGATTCGCTGGGGCGTCTTGATGCCAAACTCCTGGCAAGCAGCCGCCACGGCCTCAACCCATCTCTCGGCGGTGGCCTGCTTAACCCCGGCGGCAACGATGTGCGCGACCGTGACCGTCATTTCTTGTCCTTGTTGCGGCTGCCCAGCGAAGAGCCAAGCAGGAACTGGAACATGGAAGCCACCATCGTGCCAAGGACAAAGCCAAGGATGGTGTCAGCAAAACGGATGTTCTCGTCAGGAATGTCAACGAAAGTGATGCAGCCAATGTAAGTGGCCGACAGAACAGACCAGAAAGTCACGAAGTAGTAAACGAATCTGCGCACCAGCGGGTCGTCCGAATCCATGGCCTTGAGCTGCATATTGCGAGCCCCCTCCATGTTCTTCAAATCCAACTCACCCATGAACTCTTCGTGCTTCATTGCGGCTTCTTTGAGCTTGGCGTAATCCTCTTTGGTGGCTTCGCCCTCAGGCTTAAGCTCGATGCCCATCTTGTCCTGGACGTAGTCGACGCCCTTCTCGATGACGGCATCAGCAACTTTGGGCAGACCGTTGGCGATCAGGCCAGAAACGATTGAAGCGATCATTGGCAGCATTATTTTTTCTCCAGTCTGGTTTCAATGATGGCGATTCGCTGGCGGTTGTATTGAATGTCATCCCTGTTCTTTTGGATTTCAGACGCAAGGTCTTGACGCAAACGCTCTCGCGCCAGTTCAGCGCCAGTGTTGGTCGCCTGTTTGTTGTCTGATGTCACCACCAGACTGATCTTGCTGTTCAGCACAGTAACCTCGTGTGACAGGTTCGACAGTGAAGCCATCAAGTACACCACGCAGGAAAACAGCAGCGGGAGGATAGCGAATGTGATCTTCTCGATCAGCGCGCCTTTTGCAGATTGATCACTCATTGGGAGCCTCTTTCTTTTCCAAAACTTGTGCCACTGAGCTGACAGCTCGCTTGCCCATGATCCCGCCAATACCGCCAACAATTAGCAGAACAATGTCGTTGAGCATCTTGGTATACGCCTGATCAATTGGGGCCATGGCTTTGATTGGCTGCGTCACGAATGTCACCGAGTAAAGCAAAGCACCCACAATAAACATCAAGATCAGCGTGACCGACACAACAACAAAAGCCCAGATGCGGACCTCAATCTGATCAGCGGATAGGTGTTGGTTCTGTTGGTTGGGTGAACTCAATTTTTTTCTCCAAGACAGGGGCCACCAAGTATTCGGGACAAGTCTGCTTAAACTCACAAACAGGCTTTTGACACTGAGGCTTTTTAAAGTTGTCAGGGTTCTGGCAAAAATACCTGTAGTTCTCATTGCATCCCGCCAGCAAGAACAAAGGCAATATCAGCTTCCACATTTGTACTCCCTGCAATACAGCATGATTTCAACGCCAATCCACAGCAGCACAGCCAGGACAGTGGCGGCTAATGTCATTGCAACCCAGAGTTCAAAGTTTTCCTTGCGCTTCTTGCGTGCCTGAATGGCAGCATCAGCGGCGCGGCGCTTTGCGGCTTTTTCATCCGCATCCATCTGCTGCCTGCGAGCGATGATCTTGTGCCACACATCCATGTTGTTCGGGAAGAATAGCTGCTTGACCTCCTCCTCGAACTCTCTGGCGCTGTGTATCGCCAACTCCAGTTCGACAGCCTTACCCATGTTGGAGCCCTTGAAGGAACCCTTGTTGACCTCCTCAAGCACCTTGACCGCGTCGGCCTTGGCGTCAAAGTATTTGCCAAGCACGGGGCCAAGACTGCGAACATCATCAACAGTCTTGACAGCCTTCTTGACCAGATTCACCGCTGCTGATACTGCGGCTAGGGCGGTTAGCGGGTCCATTACAACAACACCTCAATTACCACTTTTACTGTCCAGTTGACGATAACCACGATGGAGACTGCCAAGACCAGAGCCTCGGCAAAGTCTCGCATCAGGCAATCCAGGGCAGCGGAGGTGTCACCACGGGTGGGGTGATCTGGTTGTTGATTTGCTGCTGCACAGCGGCTTCTGTGGCTGCCTTGTCAACGCCATTGGCCCAAATCCAACCAAGGACTTGAGCTTCAGTCAGCTGGTCGTAGGGCGTGAACGCCGAGCCCGTAGGCGCTGGTACGCCGCAAGTGCTGTAGACGCTGCTGTTGTAGGTCTGGCCGCTGGCTGTCTGGCTGCCGGAGCAGGTCCAGTGCACGGTGAACACCACGTCGGTGTGGCCATCCTCTTGCGGGTAGCAGTCCATGGCTGTCACGTCCCAAGTCATGGTAACGGAGTTGAGGGTATCGGTCATGATGAGTCCTTTCGGGGTTTAAGGGTGCGATGCTTTGTAGGCATCAAATTCTGCTTTGAGTTCTTGAATTGCCGCTGTGAGGGTGGCGACCAAGAAGCTGGTGTCGATGCCTTGTAATTTGATGGAGCCATCTTCGTTGACTGCATCTTTCTCGCCAGTCACACACTGAGGAACAACTTCCGCAAGTTCGTGAGCAATGAATCCTTCGCCGTCAGAACCATCTGCTTTCCACTTGTATGTCACAGGCTTAAGTGCAGCAACCTTAGCCAAGGCACCAGTCATTGGCTGGATGTTTTCTTTCAGGCGGTAATCGGACGATGTGTTGTAGGCAGTGTTTGTTCCGTTGGTCGTGATTGATCCTGTAGCGGTAGCGCCAGCCCCAAACAAAAAGTAGCCGTTCGTGCCGGTGTTGGTGCGGTTCATGTAGAAGTTGAAATCGGCTGAACCTGATGTGTGCCACAAGTACGAAGAAGACTCACCTGACCCCGTGATATAGCAGCGTGGCGTGGTGTCAGAAAAGCTGCCGCTGATGCTTGTGCTGAGAAAACTAAAAGACCCGCCTGAGTGGATACGGGCGCGTTCGGCGTTGCCAGTTGATAGAACAACGACGTCTTGCGCGTTAACGCTAACACTCCCGCCACTATTCAAGTACAGCGTCCTGTCGCCAGACGAACCAAAAGTCGATACAACAAGATAGCTACCGTCACTACGAATAGCGGGGCCGCCGTTAAAGATAATTCCCGGCTGGTTAAAGTCTGCGTTGACGCTAAGCGCGGGACGACCAAGGTTAAACGCAGTTACGACTGCTCTGGCACTCGAACCATTGGTCGTCGTCCCTACCAACAAGTCACCGCTGGAGGTGATACGGGCGCGTTCGGTGGCGTTTGTGCCAAACACCATTGCAGCGTTGGCGTTGTTCCAGATGTAGCCAATATTATCCGAGGCAGTAGCAAAACCTTGGCCAATTTCAAAACCGTTAGTAGTTTGTGCGTTGGCAAACATGCGGATAATTGAAGAAGAACCGGATGCACCTGTAACCGCCAAACGAACACCACTAGGTGGACTCGTAGTACCAAGTCCTAAATTCGTCCCATCAAACGTCAGCGCAGCCGAATCCACCAGCGCACTGCCTGAGCCAACATAAACCACCCGACCAGCGGTCAAACCCGAGTCAGCAAGATCAGCAACCGTCAGGCGTGTGCCGTTGAAGGTCATGTTGGCTGAAGCGCCGAACACACCGTTGTTGTTGAACTGCACCTGCGTGTTGGAGCCTGCGACAACGCCAGAGCCGCCAGTGCCCGCGAGCACCCTCACCGTGCCGCCGTTGTCCTTGTAGAACAAACGGCCGTCCGTGATGTTGATTGCCAGCTCGCCGTTGGCCAGGTTGCCAGCCGAGGGCGTTGCCGCAGCGGTCGTGCTGAAGTACAGCTGTATTGGGGTAAATCCACTCTGGGCCATGATTTTTCCTCTCGAAATTTAAAACGTGCCGCCGGAAATACCCGACCACACAGGAACACTTGAGCCCGCCGACGTGAGCACCTGCCCCGCCGTGCCATTGGCAATAAACGCTGTTGCACCAGAGCCTGTCTGATACGGGATTTGAGACGCTGCGCCGCCAGCCAAGTTTGTGGCTGTGGTGGCCGTCGTGGCGTTGCCGTTCAGCGCCGCCGTGATCGTGCCTGCTGAGAAGTTGCCCGACGCATCCCGCGCCACCACCTTGGAGGCCGTGTTGGCATCCGTTGCGTCCACGGCAAACGTCCGGGCCACCGAGCCGTTGTATGTCCCGCCGCTCGTCAGGTAAGTGCCTGCCGTCAGCGCGTTGGCCACAGAGCCAGCAGAGCCTGCAATGTTTCCAGACACCGCAGAGCCGTTGATGGCAATTGCCGTGTTTGTCACCGATGTGACTTGGCCCTGAGCATTGGTAACAAAAACAGGCACCTGAGAGGCGGAGCCGTAAGTGCCCGCCGTCCCGATGTTGGTGATGCTAAATTGCGAGCCCGACAGCGTCAGGCCCGTGCCTGCCGTGTAGGTTCCAGCGCCGCTGAATTGAACCCAAACAACGGGATTGGTTCCGACCGTTACAACGTCATCAACCTGCACCCATCCTGTGTCCGCGTACAACGTTCCATTGGTGACAAAAGTGAAGTCACCTCCGGCAATTTCGATGGCTGTGTCAAAGTCGGTCGCCCGAGTCAAAACCGTCCCGCCTGTCGCCCAAGTATAAATGCCGTTGTTGGCCTGCGCCGCCTCGTTCTTGACCAGCACCCGGTCGCCGTTGAGCAGGGTGTAGCCGTCCAGCACGGTCAAGGCAACCGAGAGCGTCAGCGTGGCTCCAACGCCAGCGGTGCCGTTGTTGTAGGTGACCGTGCCGCCCGTGATCGAGGCCAAAGTCGCAGGCGTTGCTGCCGCGCAGGAGGCATGCACATGCAGGCCCTCAGCCACCGCGTCAACATACTGTTTTGTTGCCAGCTGCAGGGCAGACGTGGGGTCTTGCGTCACCGCAACGGAGGTCAGGCCCGCCAAGGTCAGGCTGGTCGCGCCCAAAGCGATGCCCGTCGTGCCGATTGTCAGCGACGAGTTGGTCAGGCTTGAGTTGCCAATATTGGACAGCGTGTTGGCCGAGCCGCTGATGGTTTTGTTGGTCAGCGTCTGCGAGCCGGAAAGCGTCGCAACGCTGCTGTCAATCGAGATCGTCCGTGCGGCAGACCCGTCAAACGTTGTGCCCGAGCTGAGCTGCAAACCGGTGCCAACGGTAAGCGCGTTGGTTGTCACGGCCGTGATCGTGCCGGACCCGCCCAGGGCTACCGTGGTGCCGTTGAACGTGACCGAAGGGAAGCTCAGCGCCGCATTCGGGATGTTTGAAAGCGTGTTCAACGAGGCGTCGATGGTCTTGTTCGTGAGTGCCTGCGTTCCGGTCAACGTCACGCCGTCCGTGATGCCGTAGCCTGCAATCGTGGTGGGCGTGCCGGTCACGTTGGACCAAGCAGGCGTCACAGCCGTCGAGCTCGCGCTGGTCACCACGCCCTTGCTGTTCACCACCAGCACGGGCACCAGAGCGCCGGAGCCGTAGGTGTTGGCCACCACGCCCGAGGCAGGCAGGTCGTCGTTGACCATGGCCCGGAATGTTGGATCAGCGTTGCCGCCGGACGTGGGGCCTGCAAAAAAACGATTTGCTGGGACAGGCGCAACAATCAGTGTTGAGCCCCAAGTGGGCGCGCCGGTACCGCCTGACACCAGCACCTGGCCAGAAACCCCAGCGGGGCCAACATACAAACCATCACCACCGGACCAAACGACAGCGCCGGGCTGCATCGTCAGGCTCCGGCCGGTACCGCCTTGGTCAATCGGCAAAATGCCGTCGATCTGCGTCTGGTCGGCCAGGTCAACAGCCGGGTGGCGGTGGTCCGAGCGCGAAAGCGTCAGCGCCGCGCCTGCCGAGCCGGAGCCGGTACCGGTCAGCGGTGTGCCGCCGTAATTCACAGCAAGCGTGACATTCGATGACAACGGACCACCGCCGGTCAGGCCGTTTCCAGCGATCACCTCGCGGCTGGTGGGCACAAAGCCGGAAATCGACAGCGGTACCGATGTGGCCGACATCACGCGGCCCGTCGCGTCTACGGTAAGCTGGGGCACGCTGGTGCCATCGCCATAAACGCCAGGCGTCACGCCCGAGGCTGCCAGCTGCGTGGTCCCGATGCCGCCGTTGGCAACAAACAGGGTCACGTTCGAGGACAGAGCCCCGCCGCCTGTAAGCCCTGTGCCAGCAATCACCTGGCGCGAGGTCGGCACACCTGCGACGTTGAGCAGGTCACCGGCGCGGATTTTGTAGGTCACACCCTGATAAACGCCCACCAGCAGCGTGTCTTCCGATGCGGGGGTCGTGGGGATGGGCAGCTGCGTGATGCTGACCGGGATGAGGTTTGATGGGACTTGTGCCATTTTTTAATCCACGATGTAGATGAACCGCTGCCCATCCTCAGTCACAACAAAACGCGAACCGTCCTGCGTGATCATGCCGGAGGGGCTGGTTGTCAGGGGCACATCAGGCCGCACAAACGGCAAAACGATCTGATCCTCTTTGCGCGGAGCCAAACGGTACGGGTCGTAATCGTCCGTGTCCTCTTCGCAAACCATGAGCGCCGGGTAGTTTGGGTCCGGGTGCAGCTCGGCCAACCGGAACTTGCGCGAGCAACGGGCGCAAATGCCAATCCCGTAGGTTGGCTCTCCAGTGGGGTCGATGAACCTCGTCATTTGGTATAGCAGCCAATGCCGGGGTTGATGTATGTGGGCGAGCCGTCGTTGTCTCCGTCCCACGCAGCCTGCCTTGCGAGGTACCACTTCTGGTCCAGCATGCCTACAAGGGATGGGTCCACAGAAGGCGTCTCAGCGGCCACCCGTGAGGCGAGCCCTGCCACGATGGCCTCAAGCCAGCGCTGCGGCACTTCGACGTCTTGGCGCAAATTTTCCGTGTCCATGATGTGGCGGTGACGCCACACAATCAGCTGTTGGTGCTCAGCCGCCAAGTTTGGCGATGGCCAGAGATTCATCACGGGCCGGGGCAGATCGCGCTGGAACCAGTACGTCAAAGGACGCCCCTGAAACACCTTGTTGCTCTGCGCCACGTAGGTGTCGCGGTTCAGAGCCCCCATGGGGATTTCTTGAGGCAAAGTGCCCAGATAGACTTCCTCCATCAGCAACGGCGCGCTGCTGGTGATGCGGAAAAACTCTGTAGGCAGCGCAGGAACAATGTCCGTCCAGGTCCAATCGCCAGCGCCCGCAATCGTTGTTTGCGTGCCAACGGTTCTCCAGATGATGCCGTCGACCGAAGTCTGGAAAGTCAGATCAACGGCCGCGCCGAGCCATTTCACGCCGACAGTGTTCACAGTACCAACGCCGCCTTCTTGGTCGGTGAAGTCCACGGTGTAGCTCTGAGGCAGGGAAACGGTCGCGCCCGTCAGCTCCTGCAGCGTGCGCAGGTTGGCGTTCAAAACCTCAACGGTTCCGTTGCTCAGCGTGACAATCGGCTGGCCGACGTAAAACGGGTAAATCTGGCGCTCGATGCACCAGCTCGGGGTCTTTGTGTTGGCCAGGTCGCTCAGCAGCAAATACAGGGCTTCGAGCGCGTAGCTCTGCATTTCCGCTGTGATTGCTTGCGCTGGCAGGCGGCAACGACGAAAGGCGGTATCGACCACCTTCAGTGCATTGAATGTCGTGTTGCTGATGCTGCCGGAAAAGGCCATGCTAACTCCGTGAGTGGTCGTCAGATGGCCGCCGATCCAGCGTGCCCTTTTGAGGGTTTGGGGAATTGTAGATCAAGAGGTGGTGAGGCGGCAATCAAAGCCGCCCCCTCTTAATCAGCTTTTGTAGGCCTTGCCGCCGCACATCATCTTGGCCACCTTGCCGCCAGACTTCATGGCCAGCATCGGCTCGCGGGAAGCCACGGGGACCATCTTGCGCACGGGCGCTTGCACCTTGCGGCTGGTCATGGCCGACTCGCGGCGCATGGTTGGCGTCTCCGCCATTTCACGCTTTTCCATGGCTTCGACGCGTGGCACCTTGCCGCCTTTGGCCAGCTTGGTCATGGGCTCACCCTTGTGCAGGGCTTTCTCATGCTTGTGAACAGCCTTGGCCACGACCTTTTTGTCCATCGCCACATCTTCATGCACTGCGCCGCCCTTGGCCAGCTTCAGTGTGGGGAGGTTGGGCGCGACGGGCTTGGAGCCCTTGATGCCAAAGTTCTTGTTGCCCTTAATGCCCAGCTTACTGTTTTCAGGGTGCATGTTCTGACCCTTGAAGCCGGGAGACTCAACCTTGCCGCCCCGGGCGTATTTCACTGCGCCGCCTTCGGATTTCTTGGTCCCGAAGTCGAACTCTTTAACGTATGTGCAACCCATGGTGCGCTCCTTTAACCCCTCTCAGGGTTGGATTTTTAGATTGTCGATCTTGCGCTCAATCCGGTCAAACCGGTCGAGCAATTGCTGCACGTCGGCGCGAAACTCGGTGCGCGTGATGTGGTCGCGAGCAACCTCCTCACGCGTCTTGTTCAGCAAAATGCTGATCCGGTTGAGTTCGGCAAACTTCTCCTTGAGCACGAACCCCAGCAATGCAACGATTGCTGTGAGCACGATGTTCCAGACCATCATTTCCATGATGGCCCTCTTAGGCAGTCGCGTAGGTTTTGATGGCCTCGATCACGATGGTGTAAGTGTCGCCAGCAGTGGGATCGCCTGTCGTGAACAAAACATCCCCGGTGACACCAGCGCCCGCGTTGCTTGGCAAACCACCAAAAGATGAGAAGTCCATCAGGTAGTTTGTGTTTTGAGGCACCAACCAAGCATAAGCATCGGTGGTTGCATCAAACAAGATGCGAACGTTCATGCCGTGGCAAGAACTCCAAATCTTGTTGATCTTCACCCCGTTGCACGCCAGCCCGGAAGCATTGGGTCGCAAGTCCGAGACGTTAATCTTGATCGCACCAGTCTCGCCAGTGCCATCGCTGATGTTGGTGAACTTGCCGATGAACAGGCGCTCACCGTCAAGTATCGTTTGTGAGGTGACTGCGTCAGCCATGTTTCACTCCGATCAAGCGGCGATGACGATCACGCCAAAGGTCGCGGCAGCGGGGTCAACAGGGGAGGCGGTGATGTTGGACGCACGAATGGTCACGGTGTTTGCAGCCGAGACAAATGCGTTGAAGATCAAACCAGCAGCAGGAGCGGCGGGCAGAGCCATAACCACTTCATCACCCACGGCAGCGCCGGTCACGGTGATGGTCAGGTCGGCCTGAGCGGCAGCGGCAATCGAGCCAAAATTCAGGGAAGCGGAGCCGGACAGCACTTTGGTGATGGTGTTGCCGTTGCCAGCGATGAAGCCGTTCAAAGAGCGTACTGGGCCGGTGAAGGTGGTCAAAGCCATGATGTTTCCTTACATGCAAGTTGTGCGCAGCCGTCTGCATGTCGTCGGCCAGGGCGGGCCGTCTGCTGC